TGATGATGAAATACCTTGCAGAGAGCATATACGAGAAAGTATTGCAACCATATAATCGCTCATGAAAGTACTATACAATGGCTCCTGTCCTATATGCAGTAAAGAAATAGACCACTACAAAAAACACTCTACTACGAATATAGAGTACGAAGACCTAGAAACCATTCTATGCTTCTCTGCTTGGGGTGTGAACAAAGAAGATGCAAAGAAGTCACTTCACGTATACCACAATGAAACCGTATATACAGGAGTGAACGCCTTCATAGTACTATGGAGAGAAATACCAAGATACAGATGGCTATCAACTCTTGTATCATATCCAATCATATATTCCCTTGCAAATATCGTATATGACAATCTACTTGCACCGATACTGTATAGAATAAATTCTCATAAAAAATAGTTTCACACACTGAAACGTCATACGATTGACAATTCCTCTTTCGCAATGTATATTAATATTATACTAAAGGAAAGAGAGATGAACACTTACGAAGAAAATATGATTCTTCACGCAATGTCACGGTTCAGTGAACGGTTCGAGGCTGAAGACTTTCATCACAATTCTAAGAAATATGGTACGGTAGACTTTACTCCAGAAGTTGCAAGTGCCATTGCAAATGCCCCTAAGATGGGTGAGAATGTCAATGGTGGAAAGGGTTATCGGACTATTTTCAAGATTCGGATTATGGATACGAAAGCTGTGTTCGTTGTTTGGGATATGGAATTTAATGTTCCTGTGACCGTTCTTACGAGTGAAATGTGGTCCAAGTGGTATGCATAAAAAACTTGTTGACAAACACTATTTCACATGGTACAGTAAGTAATAATTAGAGAGAAGGATTCGCTATGAAGAAATACAACAATTGGGGAATTGATATGGGTGGATTGTCCATGACTGATCCTGAGAGGTATCGCAAGATTAACTATGTTCTTAACGATAAGGGTGTACATACAGACCTTCTGGACGTAGTTGAAACTGTTTCCCTTGACTATGCACATGACCTTGCTGACGAGGGAAAGTCACCCGAAGAGGAGACTATGCTATCTGAACTCAAGAAAACTACGACTCGAGTCCTAACTGGTGGTCTGAAAGCTCGTGAAGAACGAGTACTACGGATGCGGTTTGGCATGGGTGTAAGGGAACACACTCTGGAAGAGATAGGAAAGACTTATAGTGTAACTAGGGGTCGTATTCGTGACATTGAAGCCAAAGCACTACGAAAACTGAAACATCGTTCACGTTCTCGTAACCTACGGTCATTTCTGGATTATTAAGGAGAAATAACATGACAAACGAACAAGTAGAATCCATGCTACTGATGAACGAACAACTTGCATCAGACATACGACAACTAACGTATAAGGTAAGCGATCTGACAGAGGTGGTAGAAACCCTTACAAATCGGATATCTAAGCTAGAGACACCGATAGTCAACTATAGAGTTGATAACTGATATGGGTACAAAAGGGTACATGGAACATATGAAAAAGGTCAATAAAGGTCTAGAGTATATGTATCCGAATAGGGGAAAGGGAAGTAATCGGAAGAATATCCCAAGAAATCCCACGAATACCCAAAATAAGGGGTTAGTTAAAAAGGTTCAAAAAAAGGTATAGTTGAGGGGATTAAAGTTTGCAGCATCTCAGCTATTTCTCCACACACTCCAAAAAAATATCAGAAAAAGCTCAGAAAGTTCTTGACAATCCCTTGACAGTGGTGTATATTAAGTATGTAGAATGGTTAAGGGATAAGAGTATATGATAAAGTATCTACCTAAGAGAGTTCAGTACTGGCTAGGGTATGCGATAGGAAGAATGAATTACTACTACTTTATTATACGATATAATAAAAATACATTGTGAGGCCCAAGAGAGAATTACTGGTGAGACTGTTTTATAGTCTCTTAGAAAAAGATATTTTTACTGCATATTTTCTCTTGACAATTTATTTTTTGTTTGTTATAATAAGATATACTGAGAGAGAGGATTCGAGAATAATGATTTGACAATAACGTAAACCCTGTAAACGCCGTGAGTAGGTTCTGTCTGTATTGAGTTGAAAGCTATGTGGGGTCGGAGGGTGATACAGACTACCTCTGGAGAATTATATTTCCCCTTCAGAGGTACGAGCAAGAGGGACGCAGCTCAACACTACTCTCAGAGTAGACCACCAAGGCGGGGAATGATCGTTGGGTTTATGATCTGAGGTGGACCCGCCTAATAGGGCACTAACCTGTCGTTGTGAGTGTGACCAATAAACTCTCTGGTGTTAAGTTCTACCAAGTCTGAGCTACTCATCAAGGGCAGCAACCGGGCTGCCTTTGATGGGGCCTTTAAGAGAGGGTCATTAAGGTTGGTTGGCCCACAGTGAAAGTTCTCTATATTATGAGTGTGGGGGTTCGTGTTGACCCCTCTCTTTTTAATTAAGAGCCAAGCCAGGGTATGGGTAAAAACTGAGCAGTGCTGCCTAATCTATAAATGCAATAAGTATCCAGAGAAGTTTTCCATATGAAAGAATTTGATTATACCATAGACTACAAAAACACACTGTTCACACCTAATGATCCACGGTATCGTATTGGAAGAGGAGAGCAGGGTGTATTACTTGTAAGACCATACACAGAGATTATCTGTAAGCATTGGCGTTTTCGTACTCCGCATATTGCGAGAGTAAGTGCGACACGCATATATGATCTCTATGCAAACTACAGAGATGAGGGAGATTTTGTCGGCATGGATATGTGTCGCAAGTTTCTTGAGATGGGTTTCACAAGAGCTCGCAGATATGCGAATCACAGAAACGGTAAAAAGTATGGTGTGGATGGACTTGTTCTACCACAGGAAAGTGATGCACTTACCAATGGTAAAGCAATGTCAGCGAATATCTTTCGACAGATGAGAAATGAAGTCACCTCTGATAAAGTCTACATAGACATGAGAAAAGAGTGGAGAGCAAGCGAGTAATAACCACCCCCAAAAAACTGAGCTAAAGTCCTTGACTTAACTGGTAGATTATGTTATAGTTCATTACTATACTAGGAGAATATTATGAGGAATACATTGAAAGCATTTCAGAAAAAATACGGCGAAGGAACCGCAGCGGACTTAGATTATGGTAAGCTAGCATTGCTTGGATTGTGCGTCTATATCGCTATTCAAGTTTCATAGGAGAAAAAATTGAGTGATTTTTTAAAGAGTATCGTAAAAGAGGTTGGTAACGAATACGCCTCTATTGTTGAAGATGGTGTAGAGGCTGGAGATGTATCCACGTTTATTGATACTGGTTCTCATATACTGAACGGTCTTCTGAGCGGCGATTTGAATGGTGGATTGCCTGCAAATAAGATCACTGCTTTGGCAGGCGAAAGTGCGACAGGTAAAACGTATTTTCTAATGGGCATCGTGAAGAACTTTCTTGATATGGATGATGAAGCTGGTGTGATCTATTTTGAAAGTGAAAGTGCAATTACAAAACAAATGGTGGTTGATCGTGGTATTGATCCGAAACGTATGGTGATCTTTCCAGTAACTACCGTTCAAGAGTTTCGTACTCAGGCATTAAAAGTTTTGGACGGCTATCTTGCTCAGGATATGACAAAACGTAAACCATTGTTTCTCTGTCTGGATAGTCTGGGTATGCTTTCTACCACCAAGGAAGTCGAGGATACAGCAGAAGGAAAAGAAACCAGAGATATGACACGAGCACAAGTTCTTAAGGCTGCATTTCGTGTTCTCACTCTGAAGTTGGGTCGAGCGAATGTTCCGATGGTGGTGACAAATCACACTTACGAGAGTATGGGTTTATTCTCCACAAAAGAAATGGGTGGTGGTTCTGGTTTGAAATATGCAGCCTCTTCTATCGTGTATCTATCCAAGAAAAAGGAGAAAGACGGTACAGATGTTATCGGTAATATCATTCACTGTAAAAACCACAAGAGTCGTTTGACTGTGGAGAATAAAATGGTGGATGTTCGATTGACATACGATAAAGGTTTGGATCGTTATTACGGATTGCTTGAACTGGCAGAGAAGTATGAGGTCATTAAGAAGATTGGCACTCGTTATGAAATCAACGGTGCAAAACTCTACGGCAAAGAGATACTTAAAAACCCTGAGAAGTATTTCACACCAGAACTTATGCATGATCTAAACCTTGCAGCAGAAACGGAGTTTAAGTATGGTCAGAGAAGTGACACAGAGTGAGTACGAATTCAATCAACTATGGTACAAAAATCTTTGTAAACGAAGGTTGGAATTGATGAAGTCAGAAGCCTTCTATGCAAAGCAACGAAGGCAAATAGAGAAGGCTATCATTCTATTTCAAGTAGATGGAAGATGGAACGGAGAGTATATTGATGGATAAGTTTCCAAACATGGAGAGGATTAGAATGGTTGGTGAAGTGAAAACTCCTGAGCAAGTAAAAACAAACTTTGAGAGTGTGAGAAAGTTCATGAAGGCCTTTGGTCAAGAAGTTAAATCAAAACCAGAGTGGCCAAATGAAGATACAATGGAGTTGCGTATTGATTTGATTGAAGAAGAATTGGAAGAATTTAAAGATGCTATTCTATCTGCTGACGGTACACTGGTTGATGTTGCAGATGCACTATCAGATTTACTTTATGTAGTCTATGGTGCTGGTCACTCGTTTGGTATTGATCTTGATAAGTGTTTTTCAGAAGTTCACCGTTCCAATATGAGTAAGTTGGATGACGATGGACTTCCTTTCTATCGTGAAGATGGTAAGGTTCTCAAGGGGCCTAACTTCTCTGAGCCAGACTTGACTAGTATTCTCTTTGATGCAGCTTTTTCATCAGAACAAGAAGAAATTGAGGATGAAACGGAATCCAAGACCTGGCAACAATTGGTAATGAAAGAGCATATGGAGTATTACAATGAAAAGAATGGAACAAATTACACTTTTGAAGAGTATTATGATGATGTCGTTAATGAAAAGATTAAGGTTCATTATGACTGGCAACAGCTGCTAGGAATGACAGATGGATAGTGCAATCAAAACTGAAACACATAGAGTCGAAATGGATCAAATCGTACTAGGAACTCTTGTTCTTAAATTTAATCTACCCATGCACGTTGTTGATCAGATAAATGAGATATGTGATGCTGCTAAAGATGTTCGTTTCAATGATTCTCTCGCAGGGAAAATTGAAAATGAATATGGTATCACTCATCTTTTACCCAATCATTATAAAGAAATGTTTTTACAAATGTTTGAAGAATATGTTAAACGCCGAAGAGATGGAAGGTCATTAGATTGGAAATGCTATCTGGATGATGTTTGGTACAATGATATGGTTGCTGGAGAATATAATCCACCTCACTTTCATCAAACATATAGTTCTGATTTTGGTTTATCCTCTGTATTGATGCTAAAGAGGCCAAGCACTTATGGTAGAGAATACTCTAAGGAAGACAATCCAAAAAATGGTTATTTAAATATGATTAGTGGAGTACAAGACCCTCTTGCATCATCCATGTATCAAGTGGATGCTCAAGTTGGAGATTTCTTTATTTTTCCATTTACCCTAATACACAGTGTAAATCCTTTCAATGGAACGGATGAAGTTCGCAGAACATTGTCGTATAACTGTAATCTTTACAGAAAACCTATCTTTGATTTTGTCATGGACAGTAAAACAGAAAAGGAAAATTGATATGTTGTCTATTGGTAATGATGTTAAGTTTGTTGATGAGTATGAAGTTGAACATAAAGGAAAGTTGACCGAAGTTCTATCTGATGCTCATGATGATGTGCGTTTAGAAGCCGGTGTAGTTGAGTATTGGTCTAAGAAAACCAAGAAATATGTCCCTGTCAAACCTAAAAATGAGGACTCTGTTTTCTTTGAGGTTAAAACTGACATGGGGATGCACTACATCTCAAAGGATGAACTTGTCTAAATAAGTTTCATGCTATTAAGAATAGTTGAAACAGACACACAAAAAGTGATATGTGACGGCTTTACTTCTTATAATGATGCATGGATGACGATAGAGCAATTGCCTTTAAAACCTAAACTGGAAATAGAAGAGTATAAAATTCCAGTTACAGGTTTAGGTCGTGATCCAGACTTACATTAAACCATTATAAATAATCTTACAAACTTGTGAGATTTATATGGTTGAATTAAGTAATTTTATGGGACGAGATGGATTCCATTGGTTCATTGGGGTTGTAGAAGACCGTGATGATCCTGCTAAGTTGGGCCGTGCTCGTGTTCGATGCTTAGGATATCACTCACCTGATGTAACAGAGTTACCTACAACTGATTTGCCCTGGGCCCATGTCATGCATCCTGTGACTGATCCTTGTATGCATGGCATGGGAAATACCCCTTCTTTTCTTGTAGAAGGTAGCTACGTTGTTGGTTTCTTTCGTGATCCAGAGAAACAACAACTTGTTATTATGGGTACATTGCCAGGCGTTCCCGAAGAAGAAGCTGATCCAAGTGTGGGTTTCAACAATCCAAGAGGAAAGGATGCAAAACAAGATTACTATAAAGGTGATCCAAAGTATGGACCATACCCTGTAGATGGTATAATTTACACTATGCCATCTGGTCATGAGATAGGCGAACCAGACACAAACAGACTTGCTCAAGGTAAAGTGTCTGAAACTCATAACTCTTTAATCAATAGAAGAAAAAATAGGTTAGCAGGTGATCCAACTGCCGCAGAACCTAATACTGGAACAGGTATACCTACAGCAACAAAACCAGATTTGTCTGCTGTTACAGGAGTCAGTTCAGCTGAAACAAGAGGATTTTTTGAAGAACCTCATCCAAAAAGTATAGAGTCAACATCTGCAAATTACATAGCATCTGCTTATCCGTATAATCATGTCTTTGAGTCTGAGTCTGGTCATATACGAGAGATAGATGACAGCCCTAATGCAGAGAGACTTTTTACTCAACACAAATCTGGCACGTTTGAAGAAATACATCCAGACGGTTCAAAGGTAGTCAAGGTTATTGGTGATAACTATGAGATTATTGCTGGTAGTTCCAATGTTTACGTATCTGGTAATGTCAACATCACAACTGAAGGAACTGTTAGAGAGTATATCAAAGGTGATTACATTTTAGAGGTAGAGGGAACCTATACACAAAAGATAGGTGGAAGTCTAAGAACAAAAATTGGTTATAAGAGTGGGGGAAATCTTGAACAAGAGATTATAGGAAATCATGCATACGGTATTAAAGGATATGTGAGAGGAAATGTAGGCCCTCTTGGTGGAGGTGCAGCACCAGGCGAGGGTGATGTTGATATCAATATAGTTGGTAATGAAACTCATATTGTAGGTAAGAAAATAACCTTACATGGTGAAGATGATGTATTTCTTAGTTCAAATAATAATATGGCTTTTATAACCACTAATGGTCTTGCTATCGAATCTGCTTCAGATGTTGTATCAATTAAAGCTGGAACTGCTGTTGATATACGATCAACAACCACAACAACTATTGAAGCTGGAACTTCAATGGATGTAGATGCGTTAGCTGGAGGGATAACTATTGATGCCACAACTTCAATAGATATAGATGCAGTAACTATTAGTATGGGAACAACTGGTCTTACAACTTCTGTAGACATAGAAGCTACAAGAATTGATCTGAACTAGGAAATTAATATGGCAGAATTTCAATTAATAGTAAATGGAGAGTTAGTAAATTACGATAAATATGAAGATATACCAGAAGAGTTTGATCATGTGATAAAATTTATACCTGATTTACCTGAGCCAGAAGGTGAGGATGGCAATCATACAGATGAGCAACACAATCAGATGGCAGTGTGGAATACAAGATTACAAGAGTTAATGGAGAAAGAACGTGCCCGCAGTATGTAGAATAGGTCATGCAGACGTACCACATTGTTCTCCTATGGTGAGAGCAGTGGGATCAACAAATGTTTTTGTAAACGGTATAGGTATTTCAAGACAGACAGATGTTAATACTATACACCTTTTGCCAGGCATACCTTGTCCTAGTCATGCTCGTCCAATTACAACAGGGTCTACCTCAGTTTTTGTTAATGGTTTAGGCTGTGGGAGAGTTGGAGATGGGATAACTGCTTGTACTAGAGTGGCCGAGGGTTCTCCAAACGTGTTTGCTGGAGATTAACAATGGACATAGCCACTGCTAACTTAACAGCAACAAATGAATCATTTAATAGTATCCTTGCTCAATTGGAAGCTGCCAAAGCAGATGCTCTTGGTAAAATGCAAACTACAGCTGCAATAGCAACTTCTTCACTATTAACAAATCTAACAGGATTGACTTCTGAACTAAGAGGTCTTTTGCCAGAGGGATTAGCACTTCCAAATATAAATTTACAAGCGGAGTTAACTGATTTAGCAGAGATAGTAGATACTACACAAGCATCAAATCTTTTAGCAGATATAACCACTAATTTTTCTGATGCTTTAAATTCAGCAGGGTTTGAACTAGGAACCTTAGTATCTGATGCAAAAGCTGCTATTGCAGAGGGAAAGAGTTTAAATGGTATTATTCCTAATTTTGAAATAGATGCAGCTGGTTTAGGTGAAGCATTTCAAAAAGCAATAAATGTTAAATTACCATCAACTGACCCTATATCTGAAGTAGTTGCAACTTTTACTTCAAATGCAGATTTTGCAGCAGCAAGAACTGCAGCTCAAGATGCAATAAAATCTGTTACTGATTTAGCCACTTTACCCACGGTGGATGATGGTATTTATAGAGTTGCCTCTGATGTAAAAAATATAACACAATCTTTTAATGGCTTATCCATAACACAAGAGGTAACTACTCCTTTAGATGCATTTCTTGATGGAGTATCAAAGAGAGCAACAATAAGTCCTAGTGGGTTTTCTAATAGACCAATCACAGTAACGGAAACATTTACCGATGCCACCAATGTAGTTTTAGCTCAAACTCCAGTTAAAATTGAAAGTGTTCAAGGAAGAACATCCTCTACTGAAACTATCAGAGGGAAGGAAGTGGATAGATTTTCTCTTAATCCTAAAAGTATAGGTAGAGTGGGTAGATTATTTCGTCCAGATATATATTCTTTATCAGGGAAAACCATTACTATAGATCAAACTATAAGACAGTATGATAACTCTAATTGGGCTATAAAGGTGAGGTATAGATATAATGATACATATGATCCTACGTATGCGATATAGTCATGATTATTATAAATAAAAAAATTTTAGTCACATTAGATGTATACTATTGGATGCCTGATTATCAGAACATATTACAAAGGTTTATTTGGCAGACGATGGATACGAAACCTAAGTATCCTAGAGTGCATAAATTTTTAGACCATTGGCACAATAACATAGATGCAATAGTAAATGAGATACGTATAAGTGAAAGTGAAAGGAAAATATAATGGCAAGAAAAAAAGGTGGAAAGAGTAGTGGGTTTGTTTCTAAAGGGGAACGTCCAAATGTTCGTAAAGATACACGTAAAGCTATGAGAAGAAATGTTTCAAACTTAGAGACAATGTTAAACAAGTATAATGCTTTTAAGAAGGGTAAGAATGTTATGTTGACAATTCCAAATCCCAACGCAAAAGCAGAACCAGCAAAACCCTTTATTCGTGTTAACGCAAAAGAAGTTTGGCGTAATCCAAATGAGGTATATATGATGAAGAGTTAAAGTTTCTTTATAAATAAAAGAAACAGGAGTTTACCATGTCAAATGTTACCTCTGAATCTGCATATCTTGATGCTCAAAGTAATAATGATATATCTAGAAACGTGCGTCAATATAGAGACTTAGATTTATTTTTTGCAAGAGAACAAGGTTCAGATGACATTAGAAAAATAACAGATGTTGAAGCTGTTAAAAGGTCTATTCGTAATTTAGTTCTTTTAAATTTTTATGAAAAACCTTTTAATCCAGAAATAGGTTCTGATGTAAGAGCTCTACTATTTGAAAATATGTCACCTCTCACCTCTGTAGTTTTAGCTAGAGCGGTGGAGGATGTGATAGAAAATTTTGAACCAAGAGCAAGACTAATAAGTGTTCAAGCTTTTCCTAATTTAGAACGTAATGAATACGAATTGACTATAGCATTTTTTGTTGTTAATACGCCTACAGAACTCGTTGATATGACAGTATTTCTAGAGGTATTACGATAATGGCAGTCAATGATAAAAGATTAGAAGTTACAGAATTTGATTTTGATGAGGTAAAAGAAAACCTTAAATTGTTCTTGAAAGCTCAAGATGAGTTTACCGACTACGACTTTGAAGGGTCAGGTATGAGCATCCTTTTGGATGTTCTTGCATACAACACTCACTATCTTGGTTTCAATGCAAATATGCTTGCAAACGAGATGTTTCTTGACAGTGCATCTCTTAGGTCGAGCATTGTCTCTCATTCTAAAACTCTGGGATATGTCCCATCATCTCCAAGAGCAGCAAAAGCCATAGTTGACATAACTCTTAATACTAACCAAACATCTATAACCATGCCGGCAGGAACTTTATTTAATACAACTGTGGATGATATTAGTTATCAATTTACCACTATTGAAGATATAACAAAATCAAACACTGGTGGTCGTATCCCTTTTTTGAGCACAGAAATTTATGAGGGAACTTATGTATCAACTAGATATACCGTAAGCACCTCTGATATAGATCAAAGATTTTTATTAACGGATAACAGGGCTGATACCACCACGTTAACTGTTAAAGTTCAAACCTCATCATCTGACTCAACTACAACGACATATACAGAAGCAACTGATATCACTCAAGTCAGTTCAACGAGCAATTCTTATTTTTTACAAGAAGTTGAGTCTGGATTATTTGAAGTATACTTTGGTGATGGAATTATAGGAGCTGCACTATCAGATGATAATATAGTTATACTCACATACGTTGTATCTAATAAAAGTAGAGCTAATAATGCATCACTATTTACAAACGCTGCTGCTATTGGAGGAGTATCAGATGTTGCAGTTGCAACTGTTTCAGCTGCATCTGCTGGTTCAGAAAGAGAAACACTACAATCTATAAAATACAACGCACCCCTCAGTTATGCTTCTCAGGGTAGGTGTGTTACAGCAGAAGACTATAAAGTGTACGCAAAAAGGTTTTTTGCAAATACACAAGCGGTTTCAGTTTTTGGTGGAGAGACAGGTTCATATGATACAAGTCTTGGTGCAGTTAGCACACCAGAGTACGGTAAGGTTTTTATAGCAATAAAATCTACAACAGGAAATAATTTATCAGCCACAGAAAAATCAACACTTGTTGCAAACCTCGCACCCTTTACTGTAGCATCAATCACACCAGTTATTGTTGATCCACAGACAACAAGAATTATATTAAATATTTCTTTTAAATTTGACTCAAGTAAAACAACTGAGACAACAAGTTCTTTAGCCGCAAAGGTTATTAGTGATTTAAGGTCATATAATACAAGCACTTTAACTAAGTTTGAAGGTGCATTTAGACACTCAAAGGTTACTGGTATAATTGATGATGCAGATAACGCAATATCAAGTAACATAACTAACGTAACTTTATCTCACAACTTATCACCTACACTGAACGCTGCAACTAATTATACTATTCAACTTAATAATGCTTTTTACAATCCACACTCTGGTCACGCATCTGATGGTGGGGGTGTGTTAGCATCAACTGGTTTTAAAGTTAGTGGAGATTCTACTAATGTTCAGTTTTTTGATGATGATGGCTCTGGTAATATACGAAGATATTATCTTGTTGCTGGTGTTAGACAATATCAAGATAATACAGCTGGCACAATTACATACTCAACTGGTGAGATAAAAATTAACAGCATTAACATAACAAGTGTTGAAAATGTTGATGGTACTGCATCCAGTGTAATTCGTTTAACAGTTATTCCAGATTCCTTTGACATAATTGCAGTTCGCAATCAAATTTTGGAGATAGATTTTACAAACACAACTATAAATGGAACAGTAGATACCACAGTGGTAGGTGAGTCTGCCGGAACTGCGGAAACAACAACATCAAGCGTTGCAACATCATCGAGCTACTAAAATGGCACCTTTTGATAGTGGATATTCATCAAATCTCATAAACAAACTCAGTCCTTTGATTGAGGGTCAAGTGCCTGACTTTGTTCAAGCAGACCATGCTGTATTTGTTAGATTTCTTAAACACTATTACCAATACCTAGAATCTGGTGAACTGAGACTTACAGTATCTATCGACAATATGTTGTTAGAGGTTCAAACAGAGTCATTTCTATTACTTGAGGATGGCAGTAAACTTGTTCTTGAATCATCAGAGGGTAAGTTCTCTGCAAATGAAACGATCACTGGTGGAACATCGAAGGCAACTGCAACTGTCCTCGTTGATGATTTAGGTAACTCTACAAAACCAAGACTGTTCATATCTGGTCAACAACAATTTCAAACTGGTGAGACAATCACTGGAGGCACCTCTGGTGCAACTGGTACGGTTGTGCGATATAGAGGCAACCCCATACAAAATCTTCAGCAGCTGTTAGAGTATGCAAACACTGACAATACCATATACGATTTCTTAGACCAACTAAGAGACTCGTTTATGAACGCAATACCTAAGAACCTTGCATCAGGTTTAAACCAAAGAAATCTTATTAAGAATATACGAGAGTTGTATCGAGCAAAAGGAACTTCTGAAGGTCATAAGATTTTCCTTAGAATGTTGCTAGATCAGAGCTCAGAAATAATGTATCCAAATCAGTTCATGATGAGAGTTTCAGATGGAAATTGGGGATATCAAAATATTTTACGATGTTCTATTGGAGCTAATTCTGATCCAGCTGAAATGGTTGGTCAGGTAATCACTGGTCAAACCTCTGATGCAACAGCTGTAATCGCATCTGCGCTTACTACATCTGAAGGAAGTGACACACTAGCTCAATTTGAAATCAACCCTGCCTCTCTTACAGGGACATTCGTTGATGGAGAAACAGTAGAAGGTGTTGCTATCAATGAAGATGTTACAATGTCATTTACAGTTAGAGGAATTGTAACAAGTTATACTGTCACTGATGGTGGAAAACTTTACACCGTTGGTGATGACTTGAGCCTTGATACTCAAAGTGCGATTGGTAATGGTGAAGCAGCAGCTGAAGTTGGTTCTATTAAAACTGGTAGTGTAAGTAGAGTTATAATAGATGACATTGGTTCAAAGTATAATGTCGGAGATACGTTAACTTTTACCACCACAGAGACAAGCACTAGTACAAATGCTGCAACTGGTTTTGTATCTGTAATTGATGGTTCTCTTGCAATTGATGGAACAGATAGTTCTGGAACTGATGCTGGGGATAATCTAATATTAGAGGATGGCTCTACAAGTAGTATTATAGAGTTTAATCTTGGACTAGAGACTGCTACAGGCAGTGGTGTTATTTTAATGGATAGGTCAACGGTTGGGGGTCTAAACATTGGTGAAAAAATAAAATTAGAGCCTGCAACTAAAATAGTTATTTCACCAGATAGTTATGGAACATCCAATGATACCTTTGCTTTAGAGGAAGGAACTGTAGGAACAGGGGAGATAAGAAAGGTATTTTTGAAGGATGGTGGAGAGGGGTACTCTTTACTACCTAGTGTTTCTGTAGCATCAAATACTGGAACTGGTGCTGCACTTTTAGCAGATACAGATGATATAGGTGTAGTTGATAGTGTAAATATAACAAACCAAGGATTCAAATATACAGTTGCACCAGAGGGTAGATTTCAAGCAAACTTCCTACTTAAAGATGTAAGTGGAACCTTTGCACAAGGAAACACACTCACCACTTCTGGATTTACAGGAACAGTTCAAAGTTTTAACTCTACTACTAAACTTCTCAAGACTACATTTGAAGATGTTGAACGAATCAATATGGAAACTGGTAGTGATGAAGGGTTTCGTATTGAAAACTCACTTCTTGTTCAAGCAGATGAGCCAGGTAACACTGATTTCTTTTTATACACAGGAAATGATGTTTATCCAGATTTAGACGGCGATGGTGACACCGTTGCCGAGATCAATATTCAATTAGAGGAAGGAGTTGATGGAGGATTTGGTAATATCATAATGGATGCCAGTGATGTAGTTGGTGTTGACAGAATGATATTAGAGGATGAGTTGGGTGGAGCATTTCTTCTTCAAGAGAATGGAAATGTAAATCCGCCTACAACTGCAAATGCTCGTTTAGGATTTGAAAATGCAACCACTTTTGGTGGTGGAGTGTTGTTGTCAGAATCTTCAGAGAGTGATGAAATAAGAATTGTACTAGAAGATAGTATGTTTACGTTCTTCTCTGATGACTCTAGACCAGATGGCCCAGGCCGAGGTTTCATATCAGAGTCTATGGGACTTCCAAATCGTAAAGCTAATTCACCTTTTCAGTGGAACCAATGGGGCACACCAGAGTTTAAAGTTATTCAATCAGGTGATCGTAGAATACGTAGAAATGCATTTTTAGGATTTCAAAATGAAGGCCTTCGTGGTATTGCTTTTATTAATACGGATACTCTAGGAGTGGCAAGAGGAAGGTCAGATATTAAAGCTGACCGACTAGCAATTAATCGTTATCGCCGTGCTGGACTATCTACAACTATAAGACCAGAAAATGAGTTCACAACTTTGATAGGTGTAAATGATAAAATAAAAGGAGATAGCACCTTTAGTGTTGCAAATAAGTCTGGTGCAGTTCGTCTTTTATTAGAGGATGAAACTGCAAATGTCGGAGACAAATTAATAGGCGAAACTACTGGTAATAATATTCGTCTTGAAGATAGTTTGGTAAACTTTGCTACTGGCCAATCTTTTAGACTTTTAGGTGACTCCCCTGCTCTAAGTGGCAACATTGAAATGAACAGAACCGACTCTAATTCTGTGGATGCCGGTGATGATATTATCTTAGAGGATGCTCCAGATTTCTCTTCTGAAACAATAACCATTACAGACTCAGGTGGTGCCACTGGAACAATCGTAAGTGTTGATATCGCAAAAGGAACATCATCTATAGGAACAATTGCTGAAACAACTGCTGCATATTCAAATATTGAAAGTTTGATAGGGGAAGCATTAAACAGAATACAGGACTCAGTTTATTACCAACAATTTTCTTATGAAGTTCAAACAGGTGCTGGTCAAGGTGAATATTTAGATGAACTAAAGAAAGCTGTGCATCCAGCTGGATTTAATGTCTTTAGTAAGGTTAGTATTGCAACACTGGTATCAGCAGAAATACCAGTGGCTGGTTCAAGTCTTGGTGGTGGATATACTGCTGACACTGATACCTTCTCACCGATACTTGCATCTACATTTGAGGTTCTATTCACAGAGAAGATTGTTAAGTCACAAGTTGCAGTCACTAGACCAATATCTGGATTTGATGATAAACTAATTTTAGAAACTCATGTTGATGCTGGTGATCTTGCACTTGAAGCTGCAACAGCATCGAGTGAAATTCAAAGATCAGAAGGAATCATTATTGATCCCACTGGTAGACTTATTAGTGAAACTGAAAATGTTATCGGTGCAAGAATTCTGTTGGAGACTAGTTCAACAAATAATTCTCTTTATCTTATACTTGACGCTTCTGACACTTCTGGTTCTAACAGTGGAGATAGAATAGTATCTGAAACTGCTGAGTCTCAATCCTTTACTCTTGCATTAGAACCACCAAACACTCTGAATGGTGGAGACTTTTTGCCAGGTGGGACAATTCCAGCAGTTTCAAGTTTCTTACTAGAAGACTCAACTGCGAACACTGGAGATAAACTTGAGTTAGAGACAGACACACCAAACTGTGGTAGAGATAAATCCTTTTTCACCATTGACATATCAACCATAACAAGTAGAGTTTTAGATGAGGATGGTGGTAATCAATATTTAGAATCTGCTGGTGTAGGGTATAGGTCCATAGACACCAGAGAAGGTGCTATCGTAGTTTCTAGAGTCACCACAAAAGTTAATTTACCAAATAGAGATACTAAATCCATATCAAACGGCTCTATATTTTTAGGTGAAAATACATTTACAAATGAACTTGGTGGTATATCTCTTGAAATTGGTGAAGTTGGCGGTAGTGGAAGTGGAACTTTAAAATTAAATGGATTTAATCAAGTTAATGTAGAGGCTGGTGTTGATAGGATTACGTCTACTGGAGATGCAATTCTATTACAAGATGCAACTGATAATAATGTTGGTGCTGGGCCTACTTTCAAAAATCATGGTTTATATGGAAATGATAATATAGTTCTAAATGGGTCTGATACCTCTGGTTCAAATGCTGGAGATAATATTCTTATAGAAGAAGGAACGATAGATGATTCTACTCATTCTTCAAAAGCACCTGCTATGTCTGCAACTGATGTTATTATTGGAGAGGACACTTTAGTTCGATCTTTTCATAAGATGGAAGATTTAAATAGACCATCTAGATTATTGATTGATCGTCCAAACACAGATGAGTTTGGACCATTTAATCTACAATCCGAAGAAAGCATAGATGCTGGAACAATTCAGTTAGAGGATGCAACAAGTAGTGAATCTACTAGAGACTTTATTTTATTAGAAAATGGTGTTGGAGTTGGCACAAATAATAAAATATCTTTAGAGACACAAATTTTCATACTTGAGGATGATACAACTTCAGATGTAATACCAATTGAAAATTTCACGAATGGTGATGATCTAGACCCTCTTTCTTATAGTAGTGATGTTGTTAAAAGACCAATTGGAGGATTGTCTGTCGAATCTACAGGAGAAGCAAAAGTATTCATTCAGTTGGAAGAGGGAACAGGAGAGACAACTGATCAACGCCTTGGAGTTTTGATTGCTGATGGCACAAATGCGGCTGGAGCAGATGCTAACGAAAGACTTGAAATGGAAGTATCTTTACATCAGGGAAGAGTTGAGTTTGGTCTTGGAACTGGAGTCTTTAGATTTAACAAAACTAGAATAGATAATATTAAGTTAGAGAGTTCAGATGGATTTTTAGTTGCAGATGGAACAGATGGAAGTAGCACAAATGAAAATGAAAGATTACATCTTGAAGACTCTCTTTGCACAAATTTTGAAGAACGGTTAATATTAGAGAGTGCAACCATATTTGATTATGTAGAAAATACAGCTGCATTACCTAGATCAACGGTTGCTGAGTTTACTTTTGATAGTTCATCACAAAGATTTGACCAAACAGGATTTACTTTTGATAGCACACTTTAGACTTTATAAATAATAAAAAAAAGGAAGAGATATGGCACTTCAATCATTAAATTTAGGTACACTTGCAAATGATGGCACAGGTGATAACCTACGTGTTGGTGGTGATAAGATAAATGATAACTTCTCTGAAATCTATACAGCTTTTGGTGATGGTTCAACACTCTCATCACTTGCTGTTACTGCACTGAATGGTGCAACTGCAAATGAACTAGTCACCGTTGGTGCAACCACTACAGAACTTGATGCTGAATCAGGATTGACCTTTGATGGTAGCACTCTTGCTGTCAATGGTAATATAACAATAGCAAATGCCGGAAATATTGGTTCAGTAGGTGACACTGATGCGATTGCAATTGCTGCTGGTGGTGCAGTAACTTTTAGTCAAAGAGATGTTCATAGTAGTGGTATTACCGTTGCAGATGATGGACAGATAGGTTCAGCTTCAGATGCAGATGCTATAGCTATTTCTGCTGCTGGTGTAACAACATTCTCACAGAAAGATGTGCATAGTGTTGGACTATCTGTAAAGAATGGTTCAACCTCTGCTGGGTTTATAGAATTTTTTGAAAATAGTGGCAACGGAACAAACAAGGTAACTCTAATAGGTCCAGCATCTACATCAGATGTCACTCTTACTTTAGGAAGTACTGCTGGAACAATTGCAACAACAGCAGATATTGCTGGAGAGGCAACTGCACTTGCAATTGCTTTGGGATAAGTATTATAAATAATTGAGAAACGGAGATTAATCAATGGCCAATACATTTAAAGTTTTTACGATAGCAGATGTTGCTGTTGATAGTGGTACGTTCAGTACATTGTATACAGTTGCAGGGTCAACAACCAGTGTTATTCTTGGACTGAATATTGCTAATAAAACTTCAACTGACAGAGATGTTACAGTTAAACTTACAAGTGACACAGGGAATAGAACAGGTTCAAATGATGCTGCAAACGAAACTGTCACACTTCTCAACGAAGTTTCTGTTCCTGCTGATACCACACTTGAGGTTTTTGCTGGACAAAAGATTGTGATGGAAACAACAGATGTTTTAACGATAGGTGCGTCCGCTGGTAGTGCATTGGATGTAGCACTTAGTGTAATGGAGATAACCTAATGCCTTATCTTGGTTCTACACCGGCTGAAAAAGCACTAGAAGCAGATGACATTGCATCAAACGCAGTAACGACTGCTAAGATTGCAAACGATGCTGTAGATACAGATAAAATAAATTTAGTTTCTACAGGGTCAACTCCTAGTTTAGAAGCTAAAGGAACATCAGGAGTTTCGGAGGGTTACATTCAACTTAACTGTGCAGAAAATAGTCACGGTATCAAACTCAAGTCGCCACCTCATAGTGCTGGTCAAAGTTATACACTAACATATCCCTCTGCGATTGTTGATGGTGGGTTTATGAAAACAGACAGTAGTGGTAATCTAAGTTTTGCAGCTGAAAGCGGCGGTTTTGCGTTTATTGATAGTACGAATGTCACC